CTACAATTACCAATTTATTAACTCAATTAAATGGGTTAATGTCTAATTCTGTAAAAACTGTATAATGGCCTCCTCAACTACAGCTATATTAACCAATGGTAATACTCTTAAATTAGAATCTGGGGGGTTTGGGACTACTTATTTAGTTGAAATCGATCCTAATGGTGTTATAGTTTTCACAGGACAAGATAGCCCCTCAGATTTTAAAACTAAAGTAGATGCTAGACTTACTGCTTTAAGAGTTACTAATCCCACTATTGATATTGCTCAATATGGTGAAGATATTCAATTAGAAGAAGTAGTTGTTACTCCCCCACCCCCACCAGCTCCTACCCCACAACAAACCGAACAAGTTAGGCAAAAAGAGGCAGCATCAAGACAACAAGCTCAATCTAATACTCAATTACAACAAGTTGATCCTATTATAGTTGAACAGAACACCCCAGCAAGTTTAAAACCTAAAGGTAAAGCTAAATTTGGGCAACGTGTTTTAGATTTAGGAAAGAAAGCTTTAAAGCTTATTTTACCTAAATTAATATCTTTAGCTAAAGAATATGCTATGGGTGAATTTGAAAAAGCAAAAACCGAAGCAACTTCCCCAGAACAAATAGAAGCATTAAAACAACAATTTTGTCCAACTCCTGATGAATTGCAAAGACTAATAGATGCTCGAAATAATATTGTAGGGCAACTTAATAGTATAGGAACTAAATTAAATACCTTAAATTTTAGTATAGGAGGTTTACAAGATTTAACTAATACTTTAACTTCTACTTTACAAGTTTTAGGAGTAACTAAAGAGGTAGCAAATGCTGCTGTAACAGTAGCTCCTTTAGCTAATATTTTAGGCCCATTCCAAGCAACTATTAATATATTAAATACTATAGAGTCTAAACTTGTACCTTTATTAGAAAAAAACTCAAGTAGTATTAACGCTACAGCAATCCCCATAGCTGTGGTTACCTCTATAATTAACAAAATAGTTAATTCTTTAGGTCAACTAGATGAGTTAATTAAATTATGTAGTCCTAATTCTAATTTGGATTCTATATCTGATGATATTATCCAAATTGCTAATGCTCAAACACAAGCTGATGCTAATGATGGTTCTTATAAAGGGTTTGTATTTGAAATACAAGAAGTTCCTTACTCACCTACTGTAAATCGTAGAAAAGCTATAGCATTAAATAAACAAGGTATTCCTTTATTAGAAACATCTTTATCATTTACTATTAATGACCAAACACTAATCGATGAACTTAAGCTAATAATTGACAGAGATAATTTAAAAGCTTATTAAACTCAATATTTATAACAGATGAAACCAAGTGAATTAAAATCATTTATTAAAGAAGCAGTTAGAGAAGCTATCCAAGAGGAAATCAAAGATATCCTTTTGGAAGCAGTTCGTGCTCCTAAAACACAAGTAGTTGAAACATATACTCAACCAAATGTTCCTCAAACCCCATCTAAAACAGCAGCAGAAAAAAAAGCTATGATGGAAAGCATTATGGGTGACATGAGAAGAGGTCAAGATACTCTTAATTTTACCACCCAAAATGTAGGGGCTAACACACTACAAGTTACCCCAGGAATGAGCACCTCGGGTGACGGATCAAGACTCCCAGAAGGTAATGTTGGTTTAGACATGATTCAAAATTTATTAAAAGGAAATAAATAATGCCTACGCAAATTATTCCATCGCTTAACCCAATAGATAGAAGCAAAAGAAATGCTATAGGATTTACTTTACCTTTTTATAATGCACAACCTTTTACTTGTAACTATACAACTCAACAAGCGCTTAGGAATAATATCATCAATTATATGATGACTAATAAAGGAGAACGTTGTTTAGACCCTAATTTTGGAGCTGATTTAAGACGACAAGTATTTGAGGCTATGCAATTAGGAGAAACAACAGCATTAACTGAGTTAATCGCTTCTGTATTATCAAAACAATTCCCAGAAATAAACGTTATAAGTGTCACCTCAGATCCTGATCCAGGGATGAATTATGTAAATATTCAAATTGTATATAGTTTCCAAGATCAGGTACAAACTTTAAATGCTAATATATAATGGCGGCTAAAAAGAATTTAATATACCTAAACAAAGACTTTACTGAGTTCAGGAATAGTTTAGTGAACTATTCTCGAACTTACTTCCCTACTACTTATAACGACTTTAGCCAAACATCACCAGGTATGATGTTAATTGAAATGGCGGCTTATGTAGGAGATGTAATGTCATTTTATTTGGATAACCAATACCAAGAAACATTCTTACAATATGCTCGCCAATCAAATAACGTATTTGATTTAGCTTACATGTTTGGTTATAAACCTAAAGTAACAGGTGTTGCAACTGTTGATATTGACTTTTACCAACGAATCCCAGCTTTAGGTTCAGGTGCAGGATACGCCCCTGATTTTAGTTACACATTATCAGTAGCTGCTAATTCAAGTATTCAAGCTGGTGGGGTTTCAAATGCTAAATTTTTAGTAGAAGACCCTATTGATTTTAGTGTTTCTTCATCTGGAGACCCAACTGAAATTACTATTTACTCTACTACAGCAGGTAACCCTTCAGAATACCTCTTAAAGAAAACTCGTAAAGCAATCTCAGCAGCAGTTCAAACTACTACATTTAGTTTTTCAACTCCCCAAGAATTTGCTACTGTAAACATTGCAGGTAATAATATAATTGGTATTTTAGATATTGTAGATAGTGATGGTAATGAATGGTATGAGGTAGATTATTTAGCTCAAGAAATGGTGTATAAATCTATTAAAAACACCAATGTAAATAACCCAACTTATTATGTTGATGGTAATAATACTCCATATTTACTTCAATTAGAACAAGTTCAAAGAAGATTTGTAACTCGTGTTATAAATGAAACAACCTTACAAATCCAATTTGGTGCTGGAACATCTGCAGATACAACTGAAGAAATAATTCCAAACTCAAATAACGTAGGTTTAGGTTTACCATTTGAAAAAGATAAATTAACAGCAGCATATTCACCTACTAACTTTATTTTTAATAACACTTATGGTATTGCCCCCTATCAAACTACTTTAACTGTTAGATATTTAACTGGTGGGGGAGTTGCTTCTAATGTAGCAGCTAATACGTTAACTTCATTTAGTGGTATATTAAACTTTAATAACTACAACTTAGCAGGAGCACAAACATATTATAATTCGTTTGCTGTGAATAACCCAAGAGCCGCTACAGGTGGTCAAGATGGAGATACATTAGAAGAGATTAGACAAAATTCATCTGCAAACTTCGCATCACAATTACGTAACGTAACACAAGATGACTATTTAGTAAGAGCACTTTCAATGCCTCCTAAATATGGAGTTGTTTCTAAAGTTTATGTAGAACCTACTAAATTACAAAATGCTGGGGTTGGGAGTATACCTTCTATTTTAGACATGTACATTTTGTCTTCAAATGGTCAAAATCAATTAACAACTGGGTCTATGGCTTTAAAGCAAAACCTATCTACTTATCTATCTCAATATAGAATTATAGGTGATACTATTAGCATTAAAGATGCTTTTATTATTAATATTGGTATAGACTTTGATATTATTGTTCTCCCAGACTATGTTAATAGTGAAGTACTTTCTAATTGTATCGCAGAATTAAGTGCTTATTTTGCTATTAGTGAATGGCAGATAAATGAGCCTATTATTATGAGAGAACTTTACCTTTTATTAGATAAAGTAGAAGGAGTTCAAACTGTTAAAAATATAACTATAACTAATAAAGTTGGTGCAAGTTTAGGATATTCACAATATGCTTATGATGTTGTTGGTTCTACTATTAATGGAGTAGTTTATCCATCACTTGATCCTATGATTTTTGAAGTTAAATCTCCTCAAAATGATATTCGTGGTAGAGTAGTACCTTTATAATTTAGAAAACAATGGCCGTATATAAGATATTCCCAACCCAAGATGCTACTATATATTCCCTATTCCCTTCAATGAATACGGGATTAGATGAAATTATAGAATCTACTACTACTGCTTTTGGATTTGATAACCCAAGTCCTCAAACATCAAGATTCTTGATGCAATTCTCTCCAACAGATATATCTAATGTTATAACTCAAAAAATTGGAGATAAAACTTGGGATGCTCATTTAAGATGCTTTATTTCAACTGTAACAGGTTTAAACACTGATACTACAATTGAGGCTTGGCCATTAGCTAAAACATGGGATAATGGAACTGGTCGATACTTAGATAATCCTCTTACTACTGATGGTACAAGTTGGATTTGGAATACTTACGATGGTGACTCACAATGGATCTCAAGTATCCCAGCTAACGCTACTTCATCATACACAAGTTCAGTATATCCAGGTGGAGGAGTTTGGTATACCGGCTCGACTAATACTCTTCACCCAGATGTATCAGCTTCACAAACCTATGCGTTATACAACGAATTTGACCTAAATTTAGGCGTTACAGACATAGTTCATAATTGGTATAGTGGTTCTTTACCTAACTATGGTTTTATAGTTAAACAAGCATCTAATGAAGAGTTTATCTTTAATACTGATCAACAGATTGAAATTAAATATTTTTCTATTGATACTAATACTATTTATCCTCCTCAATTAGAATTTAGATGGGATGATTTTATATACGATACAGGATCATCAACTCAAACCATAGTTAACACTCCTCAAGTATACGCTTCATTAGCTAACAACCCAGGAACATTCTATAGTGAAAGTGTTCAAAGATTTAGATTAAATGTAAGACCACAATTCCCACCAATCATATTCCAAACAGCTTCAGTATACACTACTAATTACTACTTACCAACAGCTTCGTATTACGCAATCCAAGATTTAGATACTAATTTATATGTAGTAGAATTTGATAGCACTTATACTAAAATTAGTGCTGATGCTTCAAGTAGTTACTTTGATGTTTACATGAATGGTTTAGAGCCACAAAGATGGTATAAAATTCTTATCCAAACCACAATTGATGGAACAACATTAGTACTAGACAACAATTATACCTTTAAAGTAGTTAACTAATGGCTTCTCAGGCTGTAAATCTAAATAAACAAGTATTTGAGAAAAGACAATACGATAGAACTATCAATACGTCTTTTACTCAATTAGGTCAATCTACTTTAGTAGATACAGGATCTGCCTTACCTTCGGTAGATCAATTTTTTGATTATTACAATCAATTATTCTTTGATATACCTAAATTTGGAGTTATAAACTCTCATGAGTACCTTATAAAGACGAGTCAAGACTATATAGGTGCTTCCAATGTAGTAAATGATGAGATAACTGATTTAATTGAGGAAATTACTCAACTAAGGCAAGAAAATTTAGAACTTAATCAACAACTTATAAGCGTTCAAACGAATGCTATAACAGCTTCTATATCTATATGAGTGAATTAATTAACATAACTAGAGTAAATCCTACTGATTTTACTTATCAGGACTATTCATCCCAAGATGAAACGTTAATTCCTTCGTATTTAATATCTTCTTCTTTCAATCAAAATGTTGATAATGTAGAATTATTTTTATTAGATTTTAATAACAATATATTATATGCTAATTACCAATATACTAATTTTTCTTTTTTAAATGGAGAATTATTTATTAATCCTGAGCAAGATATTAACTCATTAGTTGCTGAGGATGGTTTATATTATTTAGTATATAACTTTTTATCTAATAAATTAAATTCATCAATTCTTTCTCCTTACTACATCAAAGAAATCTCATCAGATAGAACTGAAATACGATTAGATAGTAATGTTATCTCTAATTTAGATATTATAAGTGGGGCTAATGATTTTATTAGTGAAAGAAACTCAACTAATTACGAGTTAGATTTTTACCTAAATTTTAACCAAAATCAATTAATTATTGCTAATAATATTTTATTAGACAATAGTACCCCAGATGACCCTACAATATTAATTAAATTATATGAAGCTTTACCTCAACAATTTGGATTAAAAGACGAATGTTGGGTTAATACTAAAGTTACTGAGACTTTAGCTTATGAAGCTACTTATGAAGAAGTCTTTGAATTTAAAGAAACTATTATTCCCTTAAGAGGACCTAATACAAATCTTGATATAAACAACCAGATTAATAATTCAACAGATTATCAATCTCAAAGTAGTTTAAAAACCTCTACTTCTTCAAGTTACCAATACCAA